TCTCAGGGGGCTTGGAGTGCGTGCCCCTCTCATCTTCCACCCCAAAAAAAATATGTGTTTTTCAGAGATTCTGATAATCTTTATCTTGAATCGTCATGATTCTCCTTCTGTGTTGGCTGCACGTTGTTTCTCGCTTAGTGCAGTCATTTTGCCCATCTCTTGTAGGTGGGCTTTTTTTTGCCTGCAAACAAAGCTCACGGTTTACCGCTGGCTTTTTTTCGTCTATAGTGTGTAGATTGGTTATGAGGGATAGATATGATTAACTTAGAAGTAGAGAAGTCAGTACCGTTGCCAGAAGGAAAGAAGCGGTATCCGTATAAAGAGATGGAAGTCGGCGATAGTTTCTTCGTCGACTCTGGCAAGTTGCAAGTGGTGTGTAACGCCAATTACAGAGCATCCAAGCGGTTGGGGATGCAGTTCATAGCGAGGAAAGAAGTCGAAGGAGTTAGGGTGTGGCGGGTGTCGTAGACCCCGACAATTTGACCAAAGGGAAAATATGGAGAACAGCGTAGAAGAAGATGAGGACGGCGGTAAGTTGACATTCAATCTGGATATGACGGTTGATGACTTCTTAGACCAGTACATTGTCTGGCGGCTTACAGACATCTTGCGGTATGAGTCGGACCCGAGGGTTCGTCGTGCGTGCCATGAATTAAAAGCGTATATGAAAACTCCAGAGATACCTGATGATTGAGAACGTGTTCCCTACCGCTGTTGGCTTCTATGAGATAGATAAGCCGGTGACTACAAAAGAACTCCAGTTCGTTAAAGACTTGGAGACTCGGACCAATGAAGGCAACACGACTAGCATAGACAACTATCTCTTAAAGTCCAAAGAGATGAAGCGCATTGCTGCCTTTATAGACAAGTCAGTTCAAAGCTACTTCAAAGAAGTCTATGCCCCTAAACATGACGTTAAGCCTTACGTGACGCAGTCATGGGCTAACTATACAAACAAGGGTCAGTACCACCATAAGCATAGTCACCCAAATAGCTTTATCTCTGGCGTCTTCTATGTCTCTGCTATGCCGTCAAGAGACAGGATTTATTTCTATAAGGACGGCTACCAGCAGATTAAGGTCACAACCGAAGATTGGAACCAATGGAACAGCGATTCGTGGTGGTATGAAGTGGCTGCTGGCAAGATTGTCTTATTCCCGTCAAATTTAACGCACATGGTTGAGACTGTTCAATCTGAAGACACACGAATTAGCATCGCCTTTAATACCTTCCTTGAAGGCGTTGTTGGTGACAATAAAACTTTAACGGAGTTACTACTATGACTGAAGTAATTAACCACATGATGCCTCTTGCTATGGAGGATGTGAAGAAAGCCTACATGGAGAAAGTCTATGCCATGAGCCATGCTGAACTGTTTCATGAGCTAATGCGTGTGCATACCGAGTCATCCAAGCTGTTGCGGGATGCAACCGATGAGGCGGCAAGATTAAAGGATGCCCTTGAGCGACTCAGCACAGTCAACTGACCGGTACGCAGAAGAACTTCTGCTCTCCCGTACCATGCTCAAAAGTGAGATGCTTCGGGCAACGAAGGCTATTACGCCAACGGATAAGCGTAAGCTCTTAGAGACGTGGAAGAAAGTCTACAAGCCTGAGATAGTTGAGGAGTTGCTTCGTGTTGCCAAAGACAAAGACGCACGGCACCGAATAGCTAACTGGAACCTAGAACAGTTCAGCACTGACCGACGAAAGTTTAAATGAAGTTCAATCTAAAACAGTTCTACGCCTTCTGCTCTGAGTTAAAGATTGAAACCAAAGAGCAGGGCTTACGCAAGATGGATAACCTTCTAGGAACTCAGACCTATGTCATGGATGAGATTACTAGCGGATTGGAAAGCGGTGTCCATTTCTTTGTTATTTTAAAAGGGCGTCAATTAGGCATTACAACAATTAGCCTAGCCCTAGACCTTTACTGGCACTACATCAATGCGGGGTTAAATGGAACACTTGTTACAGACACAGAAGAAAACCGAGATATGTTTAGAGGCACGCTCGGCAGCTACATGGATGGTTTACCAAAAGAGTTCAAGATACCCATACTTGCACACAATCGAAACTCGCTTGCCCTCAAAAACAGAAGTCGTATCTTTTATCAAGTCGCGGGGCTTAGAGCGAAAGGAAGTCTTGGTCGTGGCAAGGGCATCACATTCCTTCACGGCACAGAGACGTCTTCGTGGGGCGATGAAGAAGGACTAGCCTCCTTGCTGGCCTCGCTTGCAGAAACTAATCCAAAGCGTCTCTACATATTCGAGTCCACTGCTCGCGGCTTTAATATGTTTCACGATATGTACGTGACAGCCAAGAGAGCTAGAACTCAGAAAGCAATCTTCTGTGGCTGGTGGCGCAATGAATTCTATTCTGCTGCTCCTGATACAGACGTCTACAAAGTCTATTGGGACGGCAAACTAACGCCCGAAGAAAAAGAGTGGACCCGAGATATTAAGAAGCTCTACAACTTTGAGATTAACTCGCGTCAAATGGCGTGGTGGCGTTGGAAGATGCTTGAAGGTATTAAGGATGACTCCTTGATGTATCAAGAGTTCCCGCCGACCGAAGACTATGCGTTTGTTATGACAGGCACATCGTTCTTCTCTAACTCACGGTGTACTGACGCCATGAAGATTGCAAAGAAGATTGATTGCGACCATTACCGTTATGCAATGGGTGTGAACTTTCAAGACACGGAAGTGCTAAAGTCTACTGAGCGTCTGTCAACACTAAAGGTTTGGGAGGACCCTATTGATACCGCTTACTACGTTATCGGTGCAGACCCTGCTTATGGTTCTTCTGATTGGGCTGATAGGTTTTGCGTTCAAGTCTTCCGCTGCTATTCGGACGGAATGGAACAGGTCGCTGAGTTTGCCACTTCAGAACTTAATACGTACCAGTTTGCGTGGGTTATTGCTCACTTGGCAGGAGCCTACAAAAACTCGACGCTTAATCTGGAAGTTAACGGGCCGGGACAGGCTGTGTTAAATGAGATTAAGAACTTGCGCCGTCAAGCTGCTAGCATGGGTAACGCTATGGGCAAGAGTCTGATGGATGTCTACGGTTCCATGTCAAATTACATCTGGCGACGTAATGACACGATGGGCGGGTTATCCAACTCTTTAGGCTGGCTAACTACAGCAGCAACCAAAGAGCGAATGATGAACTACACCAAAGACTTGTTCGAGCGTCAGATGCTAGACGTTTATTCCGTAGACACTATCGAGGAAATGAAGACCATCATTCGGGACGGAGCATCTATCGAAGCCTCTGGTCGCAATAAAGATGACCGAGTAATGGCAATGGCCTTGGCGTGCGCGGCTTTCTCTGAACAAGTTCAACCCCAACTAATTCAGCGCAAACTAAGCCGTAAAGTATCCAGAGAGCTAGAACAAAAGACACCTGAACAATTGTCTGTAGGCAAAGGTGTATCGAACTACTTGAAAGCGATTGGTGTCTATGGCGCATAATCAATTAACCATTGTGTCAGTTCATGGACACACAGATGGGTCATCCACCTTGCCGTCCATTATTCGCAGTATGCGAGAGTTGCCGGGTTCAAAAAGTTTACTCATTTCTCCATCAAAACCAGTCAATATTCCTGACAGCATTGAATGGAAAAAATGCTTTCCTTTTGACTACCGGGGTTACAGCACATTTATCATGCACTGTTTGCATGAATACATAATGACTGACTTCTGCTTGATTGTTCAAGATGATGGGTGGGTTTTGGACGGCACTAATTGGAGAGACGATTATTACACCTACGATTACATTGGCGGCATTACTCACGCTGGTCTGGTGGGTAACACATTACATCTAGGCTTTGAGTGGACTAAGTTTGAATACCCAACGCTTGTCCTAAACGGCGGCTTTTCTTTGCGTAGCAAAAAGTTCTTAGAAGCTCCGAGCAAACTAGGCATTGTTCAAAGCTATTCAGACGAGATTCATTTATGGAACGAAGACATTCAATTGTCCTGCCTAAAGCGCGGACTCTTTGAGTCCCTTGGTTTTAAGTACGCACCGAACGAAGTGGCTAAATACTTTTCAATGGAACACATTGCTCCCAAGTTTCATGACGATATGGACTTTTCTAAACTCCTTGGTCATCATTCAACTACACGTAAGCTAATCCGAGACAATGAAATTCTCCTGCCAATGGGTATTCAGAACGCCCACAGGGAAACAGAGTTCTTAGATTTTCTGCAATCTAAAGGGTACATCCTTAACTATGTCGCAAACGGTTCTTACCAAGCGTGAGTTGATGACGCAAATGCGTCGCTTCATTAGGGATAAGGAGCGTGGCATTTCCATGAAACTCTTTGCCGACTTGTGTGGGGTTAACAAGGCCCACTTGCTAGACGTCTTTTGGTATCGTTCCGAACCACTGACCGAATATATCCAGCGCAGAGTTGATAAAGGATACAAGGCATGGCAGCGTGGCGAGGTAGCTATCATGCAATTGCGTAACCGCAGCAAATACATTGAATACCGCAGGGAAGCTAAACCTAGAATACTACCCACTACTGGCCTACAGATGATTAATGGGAAGATAGGGATTAGATTGGGTATGAGGAATATAGACGATTATTCGCAACCACCATTATTTGAAGGGGATAACAATGGCAGTTCTACATGACTACAAATGCCCAAAACACGGCTACTTTGAGAGCAGAAAGGGGCAATGCCCCATGAAAGACTGTGCCGAGGAGGTATCAATCGTCTATTTGCAAGCGGTAGGCTTGATGTCAGACGGCACAAAGAAGAACGACAAGACAATTAAGCAGTTAGCGATGGACTTTGACATGACAAACGTCAAATCGACCCGTGAAGGGGAGAATCAGTCCGGTTTCTTCACCAGAAAGAACAAAACCTCTAAGAAACAGCTTGAGAAGGAAGCAGCTATCGCTTCTCAGCGTCCTAGAGAGCCAAGACCGGGAGATGCCGCTATTTGGGGCGGGGATAACCGTTATAGCTTGGGAAATGTAATAAAAGGCGGTGCTGTACGCTCAGTTATGGGAGAATCGGTCGGAATGAACCCAAGAGACGCCGGAAACTTGACAGGACCCAAGGCGGCGAGTTATATAGCTGACCATGAAAACCTTCAAGTGAAGTCCTAAATGCGGATACCAACTAAAGACCTAGAGCGTGAGTTTTTCTACCGCGACTTAATCGAAAAGTGCATGGTGTCTTTGATAGAGCGCAAAGGGGACTACGCTTCTCTGCGTGCTTGGTTTTTGTTCGGCGCCGGACCCGATGAAAATCCTGCCCTGTTCAATAAGATTTATCCGCACATTGACCAGCTAACATCGTTTCTCTATTCCGCTGAGACAACACGCTTTTCTATCAATGTAGGCGCGTCAGTAGCCGGACAAGAACATACCAAGATTCCTAGACTGACAATGGCTTTGAATGATGAATGGTTAAACTCTAATTGCGACCAAGTATTCTCATCTGCTCTAACGTGGTCACTGGTTTTTAACAGCACTTTCATTAAGCTCGTTGTCAATAACGGTATTCATCCCTACATGGTAGAACCTAGCTCAATAGGCGTTCTACGTGAAGACGTTACCTACACTGACAGGCAAGAAGCCATAGTTCAAACCTATTACATTACGAAATCCGATTTATACAATCGATTGTATAGTCACCCTAAACGGGAAGAAATCGTAAAGAAGATACAAGTAGCAATGCACACCAAGACCGAAGATATGCCAGAGGGTCTTGACCGCCTTATCATCTCTCAGTCAAACCCAACTATCTTTGGTAACGTCAACTTAGACTTGTACGGCACAAACCGTTACAAAGCCCGTGTTGCTGAAGACACTGTGAAGATGTATGAGTTGTGGGTGTGGAACGATGAGATTGAAGATTATCAAGTGGTCACGATGGCTGACCCTGACATCTTTATCTATGACCGTCCCGGTGCATCAGTATTCCTAAAAGGCGAATTGCCATTCATTCAAATTTGCCCTAACCCACAGTTTGATTATTATTGGGGTCAGAGCGAAGTCGCTCGTCTGAACTTGCTGCAAGCTGTACGAAATAACCGAATGTCAGAGATATTGGATTTGTTATCCAAGCAAGTGTCTCCTCCAAAAGTGTTTTCTGGATTTATGGGTATTACGGATGAAAAAGCCTTTGCGTTTAATCGTCCCAATTCGTTTGTCTCAAGCGATATGCCAAATGCCAAGGTAGATTCAGTTGCACCTGAAATGCCAGCGTCTTTATTTGAGGTAATCCATGAAATTGATGCCATGTTTGCAGAAGCATCTGGAATATCAAGTGTTCTGTCTGGTCGTGGTGAGCAAGGTGTACGCTCCGCTGGTCATGCTTCTCAGTTGGCCCGTCTTGGAAGTTCTCGCGCAAAGAAACGTGCCTTAATCGTTGAAGACAGCTTAGAAAAAGTAGCTACGCTGTACTTGAAGCTGATTCAAGCCTACGACAACACGCATTTTACGGATGAAGAAGGCAATAAGTTTATTGCTGAACAATTTACCAAAGATTTTGTCGTGAAAGTGGACGCTCACTCCAACAGCCCGATATTTACTGAAGATATGCGTCAGTTGGCGTTCAACCTGTTTAAAGCACAAGCTATCGACAAAGAATCTTTACTTGACTTGCTTGAACCGCCGATGAAACAATTGTTAATAGATAAATTGAAGAAGCGCGAAACGATGCAAGCGCAACAGCCTCAAGCAAAACCTGAAGGTAAACCTGATTTAAAAGCAGTGGAGGGATAATGGCAACTAAACCTGATTACTCGCCAAAAGCAGACCAACCGAGAGTACAGACCGGCGAATTGAAAAGGACCGAGGCTGCGCCATCCATGCAGTATCGGGTGTCTGGCATAAAGTCTTTTAATCCCCGTCAAGCAAGAAAGACGGGCCGTATGGGTGAACGATAGGAGTACATCATGTACAAAAAAATGAAGCGCGGTCGTAAGACCCGTCGTTAATTCCCGCAGGGGATGAGGTATGGCTGACTTCCTCTTTTAAGTTGGCCGCTGCTATTTGGAGAACTCACATGGCACGCATGAAACGTAAAGGCCGTAAAGGTCGTAAGTAATTAGTCCCTTGTGGATTAATCCCAAGGGGGAGGGGAAATACTCCCCCACTTGACATTTGCTGATAGTCTGGTCTAATCGCGTCTAGTTTGACGATAGAGGTTATTTATGAGCGTACCACCCGATAAGTTAATGGAATTAATTGGCAAACAGCAAGGTAACCCTGCTGAAGCCCCACCTCCTGACACCACCGCAATGTCTGACCCGTCTACGGCTCCTATGTCTGCGCCTATGTCTACGCCAGAACCTAAGATGGGAAATCGTGAAGGTGCGATGGTCAACATTTCAATGGCAATGGATTTGATTGAACAAGCCTTGCCAAATCTAGGTAGTGAATCTCCAGAAGGTCAAAAAGCATTAAACGCTATTCGTGCGTTGAGTGGTTTAATTGGCCCTCGCAAGCAAAAAACAAATGAACTCCAGCAATCTGAGATTATCCAGATGCTACAGAACTTGCCGCAAGCCGGTGGCGCAACACCTGAAGGCCGTGCAATGTCGCAAGCTCCTATGGTCCCGAACCTCCCGCCAATGCCCGGAGCAGCACCTTCTCCGATGAGTATGCCCGGTGCCGGTGGTGGCGGTGCTTCACCCCAACCCACTCCAATGTAAGGAATTATTATGGACCTGTTTAAACCAAGAGGTGCCAATAGCCCTCGCCGTCCTACCGACAACAACCAGCAAAACGGTGTTGTAACGAACCCTCCCCGCTATGAAGAATTTGGCGGTCTTAATGCTGCTAACAAAATTGGTAGCAAAAATAAGATGGGTGTTCAAAAACCCGGTGACGGTAAAAAAGTAATCTAACGAAGTTAGGGGATAAAAATGAGTCTTGAAGATATGTCTTTTGAGCAACGCGACCAAATGGCGTTGTTAATGGAAGAACTTTCACATAATCCAGCAACTAGAAAAGATGTTTTGCGTTTAACTAAGCAAATTAAACCAGACTTAGTTATTCCTGAACTGGATATTGAAAATTCAACTAAATCGTATGTTGATAAGCTAGAACAACGGCTTATGATGCGTGATGCAAAAGACAGAGAGCAAGATGCTGTACGCGACCTTGAAGCACGCCGTAACAAGCTGATGAAAAAAGGTTTTGTGCAGAGCGAAGAAGATATTCATGAAGTGGAGAAAATTATGCTTGAAAAAGGCATAACTAACCACGAATCGGCAGCGGAATACTGGCAGTGGATGAAACAATCCGCTACACCAACGCCAACAGGTTACAACCCGTCAGCCGTCAGTAAGTTTGATTTAGGTAAATACTACAAGAACCCTGTCGGCGCGGCTAGAGACGAAGCAGCAAAAGCACTCCAAGAGTTGCGTCAAAATAAGCGACCCATTGGATTTTAATTTAGTAGGGGATAAAGTTTTTTAGGAGATAACCATGCCTATTGGTGGCGGTATCATTCCAGCAACAGGTAGTACGCAATATACCGAGTTGACTTACGTCACACGGCGTGCGTTCATTCCGAAGCTGGTAGTTCAACTATATAATTCGACTCCGCTAATGGCGGCTCTGATTGCTAACTCGCAACAGGCTTCCGGTGGTGTTTCTTCCGTAACCGTTCCCGTTCAAGGCGCACAGTTTGTGAACGCACAATGGTCTGATTACTCTGGTTCGTTTAACCAGCCATCAGTCCAGCAAGGTGCTTTCAACGCTGAATTCGACTTGAAGCTGATGATTGCTCCAGTACCGTTCCTCGGTATGGAAGGCGCAGTTCAACAGGACGCTGCAATCATTCCTTTGATTGAAGCTCGTATGAACGATGCGACTAACGTAATGATGGATGCAATGGCAACTGCCTTGTACACCAACAGCACCAACACGCAACAGTTCACTGGCTTGCCAGCCGCTGTTTCAGCATCTGGTACTTACGGCAATATCGCTCGTTCGGCGTTTACTTGGTGGCAGTCAAAGTCGTATACAGCCGGTAGCGTAAACCCAACTCGTCAAAACATCCTGCAATACATTTCTGGTACCGTTAAAAACAGTGCTGAAGTGCCTTCGTTTGGTGTTTGCGGTTTTGGTACATGGACTCTGTTGGCTCAAGACTTTGTTGGTCAAGAGCAATACGTCATCACTCCGGGTTCCGGCTTTGACAGCGATTCCAACGGTCCTCAAGCAGCGTTCCGTGCTTTGA